TTGGCGGCTTGGCAGATCCCGGCTTGCGAAAGCCCACAATGGCCACGGCGGCACCGGTCCTTGGGTACCGTTTGGCTTTCGTAGCCACGCCACGGCGGAGGTTCCCGGTCGGGCCGACTGGCGTGCTCCTGGCCAGTTGTTCCTTGGCTGGAGCCAATGCTCGTTTGACGGCCGCTCCGATACTGGCCGCCGCCAGAGACTTCGGCAGCTTGCGGAACTCGTCCGCCAGCCCAGGAAAGTCTGGAAAATCAAGCGTGATCGCAGGGGCAGCCATCACGTCGCCTCGTTGATGCGGAAATCGAACGTCTGCTGCACCGAGTAATACGGCAACATCTGGTCGTCTGCCGGCATCTCGACGCCGTCGGACTCCGCCTGCAGCGTCGTCCGCTGGATCGTCACGCCGGCCGTGGTGCCCGTCCAGCCGTCCACGGCCAGGCGAACCGCTCGAGCAATTGACTTCACTGAGGTGTAAGACGTGCCGTACGTCGTCAACTGCAGCGTGATGACGGGGTTCCCGACGTTGCCAGTGAGCGACTGCGGGCGTTCTACGGCTGTGCGCTGGTAGATGACGAGCGGCAGCGGAGTGCCAGTAGGAGCAAGCAGCGGGTACACCCGCGTGCCGATGTATTGACTCACGGCCGTCTGGCTGGTCAGACGCTGAAACAAAAACGCTTCTGGGGCTTCTGGAAAGCTCATGTGGCGGCCTTCTCCGTGCAGATCAGTTCCATGTACCAGCCGCGTTCGTATTCGTTGATGGCACCGATTTCGAGCGTGCGGGATCCTGCATACAAAATGCGCATGGCGGGCTTCACGCCTGCCAACGCGCGGATTGTCACCTTGTGCCCAGTAAATCCGACGATCTGGCCATACCGCTCGGCCTCCCGGCCCGAGAGCGCCGACACGTCTGCCCACACAGTGGCAAACGTAGACCACGACAGCGAGACTTCGCCAACCGCGTTTCTCGTTTCGGTCGCCTGCTCAATCACGATTCGGTCTGTGAGGCTGCCAGCGTCGATCATCGGTACGATCCCCAGCGGATGGTGTCGAGCAAGGCCTTGGTGCCCATCGGCACTTCCGTAAGCGCCGCCTCGGCCGCCATCTCGCGGTTACGCCACAGATGGGCCACCAGCATCAAAATGGCCGACTTAACCGGGGCGGGCACGCTGGTGCCGTCAGCTGAGTACCCAGCCCACCACGTCACCGTGGTGCTGTTCTGATCGGTCAAGTGGCTGGGCCAACTCTGGCCGTACAGCGGCCGGGCAACGCCCGGAGTGGATTGCCTGTCCACCCGGTATTCCGTGGTCGCAAGCGTGGCCGTAGAGGCCCCTGCGCTCGGCGTGTAGGTGATCGTTACCGCCGTGGCCGTTCCGGCCTGCACCATAGGCGGCCGGGGCAGCTCGATGTCCAGATTGGGAATGGTGCCCTGGCGGCCCTCGATGTTGTTGCCGTCGGCCAGTAGCCCAAACTGCACCGGGCTGCCGATCGCCCCATAGAACGAATCCAGCCGCATCTGCAGCTGGGTGTGGCAAAAGGTGCGGTCGCAGTAGTCCTCGGCCCAGCGCGTGGCGGAATTGATGAGCGACGTGATCAACGTGTCTTCGTCACTATTGTCGATCCGCAGGTGCAGCTTGGCTTCGGCCAGCGTCACCGGGTTATTGGCGGGCTCGGTGGCCCGCACCAGGCTGCGATACCTCATCAGGCTTTCCTCCCTCTACGCCGTGGGGCGTCGGCCGTCTCGACGTTGCGGTGTTCGACCATGGCGTCCTCGAGCAGCGTCTGCTGCGGCTCGCTGACGAGCTCGACGCCGCCGGTGGCCAGCAGCATCTTGGCGGGGCCCGACGGGTACTCGATGACGGCACCCTTCGAGTAGCCCTTCATGGACCGTGTGAACCGCAGCAAAACGTGGTCAGTGCGTGGCAAGGCTGGCCTCCCCGTGTTCAATTGAGCCCCAGGCTTCGGCCGGTCGTCGGCCGCCGCCGTTCCAATAGTGCGTCGGCGTCTGGTAAACGGGCCTGAGATCCCGGCCTGGCCAGGTGAACTTGAGCTCGGCGTGGCCGATGGCGATCTGCGGAGCGATGCCCAGCTTGTTGCCGGCCGCACGGAACTGGGACCAGAAGTGGATGTCAGGGTCTCGCCGAGGCGGCTCGCCTTCCGGGGCGTCGCCCCAGTGGCCATCGGGCCGAGGCGTGCCCAGGAACCACGGCGTGGGCGTGCGTTTGAGCGCCTCGCTGCGGATGAGCGTGCAGCCGAAGTGAGCCGTCTGCACGGGCTGCACCACAGCCTCAAACCACTTCGTAGGCAGCTGCACCACGCCGATGCTGCCGTCGTGCCCCTCGGGCGTGAACATCGGTATGCCGTCATCCCGCTTGGTCTGCAACGGGGCCACGGCGTCGTACCCGCTGGCCAGGGCCGCCGTCAGCAGCCGCTGAATGGTGTCGGCCTCAAAAATGCTGTCGTAATCACAAACTAAAATCCAATCCGTACGGCCGACCATATCAACCAGAACACGGTCAAGGCACTGCTCCCAGAACGCCCCGACAAACTTGGTGGGCCGGATGTTCAACGGGATAAGGCTCTGCATCACGCAGAAGAACGCGTCTTGAAAACCCAATCTTGGGACGCTGAAAGCGGCCTCGATGGTGATATCGTGCTCGACGTTGCCGATGCGGATTTTCACAGGTTGCTCCTATAAACGCCAACGGGCGGCCGGGCGTACCCAGCCGCCCGCTTTGGGCGTTCTCGCATCTCCGTCAAGCGTCAGGCGCTGGCGTAGTTGTTCACGTTCGCCGTGGTGGCGTCGGTCGCTGCCGCCTCGGCCTTCGACAGCCGCACCGCCGAGATCACCGCCACCGTGGTGGACGGCGTCACGCGGACGGTCAGATACCGCCGGCGGCCACGCAGGTCGACGTTGAACCGGGCAACCGCACCCACGTCCGCCCCGGTGCTGGCCCCGGTGCTGGCAATCGTGAAGTCCGTGCCGCCCACCAGGCCCGAGACATTCGAGCCGGTCGCACCCGACGTGTCGGACTCGCTGACCCGCAGCACGTTGGCAATCGACACGCTGCTCGCCGTGTAGGGCGAGAAGATCACGTCGATGCTGGCGTACTTGAAGCCCGCCGTGTCGATCTCGTGGGTGAACGTCGCGGTGGCGGCGACGCTCGCCGAGTGCTTGGCTACCGTCTTGTTGCCAGAAGCGTGGTTCATGGGTCAAGGGTCTCCAGGGATGGTTCAGGTTCAGGCGAGCTTCAGGGCGACGACCGGGCCAGCGGTGGTGTTGTCACCGAGGCTGTGGTGGTTGATGTCGAGACGGGCGACCGCACGGAAGGCGGTCTGATCGACCTCGAAGTACCGATCGGTACTGGAAGCAACCGTCAGGTCACTCTTGGTCGCCATGATGCTGGACATCGACAGGTCGCCCACGTAGGCGTAGACCTGGGCCGTGGTCGGGGCCGACCGCATCTTCAGCACCCAGACCACCGGCAGGCCGAGGAACGTGGTCGGCGTGCTGGACGCCAGGTTCTGGGCGGTGTTGCCACCAGCCAGAGCCCCGACGGTGCCGGTGCCGACCGTGCCCGTGGAGAGCATCATCCGCTGCACGCTCTGATGGTACACGCTGGGGTGCATGTACCATGCCGACGTGCCAAAGGCGTAGCGGGGCAGCTTGGCCAACGCGGCAAGGTAATCGTCGATGTCGAGCGCCGCCAGCGTCGTGTTGCCGGTGGCGGCAGTCGCCACCGAGGCGGTGTGCGTACCGTCGTTGATTTGCTCCAGGCCGCGGATACCGCCGTCGTCCACGGTCTCGGCGTACTTCAGGGCGTACTCCTGGGCCAGCCACTGAGCGACCGAGATCGCATTGTCGGCCAGGAGCTCGTTGCTGACGCGGGTGGCCATGGCCATCTTCTTGGCCACCAGCTGAACCATCGTCGCCGTCGGGTCCGACGTGGTGATCGTGGTGTTTTCGCCCAGCCAATACGCGGTGACGCCCGTGAGCCGCCGGGGCACAAGCAGGGTATCGGACGACATCGTGACCCGCTGGGCGAGGTTCATCGCCACGCCGAAAGTCTCAACGAGCCGGATGATGGTGTTCGAGAAGTCCTCGAACACCAGGGCGCCGCCCAGGCTGTTCACCTGGCCGCCCATGTCGCGGTACTCGGTGCCGAGGTGGTCGCGGCACCACTGCCGGGCCTGGGTGTCGCCGAAGTGGGCCTTGAGCCACATGCCCGAGCGGTAGGCCTGCTCGGGGGTCTCGAAGATGCCGGGCTTGTATCCGCGGTACGAAACCGGCTCGATGCGAGTCTTCATCTCGGTGGTCTCCACGGGGGCCGGCGCGGCCCGGTTCAGAACCTTGAGCAGTTCCTGCTTCTTGGCCTCGCGGGCCTCTTCCTTGGCGATGGCCGCCTTGATCCGCTCGGCCTTGGCCACGAGCGCGTCGTACTGGGCCTGGCGGGCCTCGACCGCCTCGACCACGGAGCGATCAGCCGACGCCGCCTCGACCGCCTCGCCCTCTGCCGCCTCTTCGCCCGCCCCCTCGTCCTCAAGAGCACCCATTTCGGCGAGAACGGAAGCGAGTTCGTCCAGCAGTTCCTTGACGCGGGCGGCCATGCGTGCGGCTCCTTGTGCGGTAGGTGGTGACCTATCCGCACCGTAGAGCCACGGGTGCCACTCCTTGCAGAAGGCAGGAGCGAGTCGTTTCCTAATTAGGAAACGAGACTGCGGCGGCGAATGTGATCGCTGGGCACGACGCTGCGTTCACGAGCGCCGCACTTGGGGCATTTCAAGTACCGAATCTGGTACTGGCCGGCCGCACAGGAACGCACCACGCCAAACCGCCCGCGACGGCACGACGGGCACGCATCACCCGACCTTGTAGCCATGCTGCCTCAGAAACCTACGCAGGGCTTTTTCCGTGGCCGCATCCCGTCGAAGGGCCGGCAGCGTCAGCGCCGGTCGGTGCGTCTTGAGGTGCTTTTCCAGCGACCGAACCGCCACGCTCGTGTCCCGGTACGCCGGCGTCAGCACGGGGCCAACGTCGAAAAGCCCGTCGATGGAGCGAATGTAGCGGAGGTGTCCACCCTGGTCGTCGGTCGTCCACTCGTCATCGTTCGTGGTGAACGCAAACGAACTGCCCCACACGTCGCCACGCTGGATGAGCTCGACCACGTCACGCCGCGTCTCGGGTGGATCGATCTCATACCCCAGGCCGTCGTCCGCGCTGGCCAGCCGCAACGTGCCGGCACGCTCGGTGCCCAGGATGATGTTCTGCTCGTGATTGAACAGCCCGACAACCGACCGGCCATCCCGCTTCATCACGGCATCAAACGCCCCGGGACGGATCTCCTCGGTGAACCCACCAAGATCCACCGAGCGGACGTTGTATCTGGCAGCCATGCCACGGATGAGCGGCTTGCCATCGGCCCGGGTTTCAATCTTCAGCGGCAGCGGTACGTCGCGGCGTTCCAGTTCCATGGCGTCACTTCTTCCTGTTGCGGCGTGCTCGAGGTGCGGGCCCTGCTGGCTTCACCGGCGTGTCGTTCTCCGGGCCTTTGCCGGCAAGCAGGGCGTCGGTGTAGGACTGCGGAATGTTGTCGGCCGGGGCGGGCTCTCCGCCATTGCCCACGGCCGCCGTCGCCGCGATGCCTTGCATCGTGGTGAGGTTCATCTGCATGTACCGCTGATCGCCGTCGGGGCCGATAGGGTTCATGTTGAGCACTTCCCGGCACTCGTTGATGGAGTAGATGCCGGTGTTCAGCATCGTCTGCAGCCAGTTGGCCTGGGCCGCCAAGTCGCCACGCAGCAGCCCACGGGTGTCGAACTCGGCGAAGTACACGTCGTCCCGCACCACTAGGTCACGGGTAATCGCCGACTCCCAGCGCCGGAACCACGGCAGCAGCGTCTGCTGCACCAAGTCGATGGCGGCCTGCTCCTGGCTGGCGTAGCCCACCTTCGTCTTGTCCTGCACGTAGGACGGGTCCACCCGGTACGCACGGCAAATCTCGATCACTTGGTACTGCCGAGTCTCAAGGAACTGGCTCGCCTCGTTCGTGCTCTGCACGTCTTTCCAGTGCACGCCCTGCGGCAGTACAGCCGTCCGATGCGCCCGGTCGGCCCCGCGGTGCATCCGCTCAAACTGCTCGCGCAGCCGCTCGGCCGTCTCCACCGTGATGGGGTTGTCCGACTCCATGAGCCCCGACAGGCGGCACGCGTTTCCGAAGTACGCACCGCCGTGCGTCTCCAGTGCCTGGGCCAAGGCGATGGCGTCACGCGACAGCGTGATCGGCAGCATGCCTTGAACCCCGTCCGCACTCAGCCACCGCAGATGAAAAATCTGATCCTGTCGGTAGATGGTTTCGCGGCCGTTCTGCTCGCGGTAGCAGTACCGCAGCGTGCCATCCTCCAGCTGCTCAACTTTCATCCGGCTGGGGTGCAGCGGCCAGAGCTCGCTCACCGCACCGGCCGCACCACTGCGGATCTCCGCGTAGGCGTTGCCGTACAGCAGGGCATGGGCCGTGAGCATCTCGCGGAACTCGAACGACGTGAGCCAGCCGTTGGGCTGCTGGTTGAGAATGCGATACAGCGGCACGCCGCGGGCTCGTTCCTTGCCGCCCTCGGGCAACCGCTGGTAGAGGTGCAATGGGACGGCGGCACAGTTTTCTGCGATCAGCCGCACGCAGGCCAGCACCGTCGAGCACTGCAGGGCCGTCTCGGGCGTGATGCGAACGCCGGCCGGCCCGCGGGATGGCGAGTCGTTCCACCCGTCGCCGTACCCGCCGCCTCGTAGGTCAATGATGCGGTAACCCTTCTCGGGCGTCTCTTCAGCGTGTGCGATCATACGATTGTGAGATCCCAGGATTGTTCAGGCGTTGGCGCTGTGGCGACTTGCCAAAGGCCAATAGCCATGACCAGGCTGACGATGCCGTCGATTCGTTCTGTTGACTTGGCCTTGCTTGGTTTGATGTTGCCGGCTGCGGAGTCGGACTGAATCGCCACGTTGTTAGCCTGCCACG